CGAAGTAGAAGCGCTCGACCGGCGGCGTCTCGAACGGCCTGATCTCCACCTTCCCGCGCAAGATAACCGCGTCGGAGATTGTTCGAGTCTCGCCCTCCCAGACATGCGCGTATGCGTCCGGGTCCACGCGGCGCAGGTACTCCATCTCGTCGCGCAGCACCTGCGGAAAGTGCGGATTGTCGCGCCATGAAACCTTGCGCACCACGCTGTTCGGCGGCGGATTGAGAACAAACTTGCGGTAGGTCGGATCGTCGTCGTCCTGCGGATTGAACGTCATCCAGATTTCTGAGCCTTCTTGTCGAATTGTCGGGATTAAGACTCCCCATGATTCTTCGCTGACGGATTGCGCCTCTTCTATCCAGCAATAATCGACGCCCTCAGTGCTCTTGATCTCCTGCACATTATGGCGGATTCCCTTGAAGATGAATTCCGTGCCGTTCAAGCCGATAATCCGCGTCTTCTGGACTTCGTAGTACGGCGCAAGCCCCATAGCCTCTATCTGCTCGCTCAACAGCTTGTGGACGCTGTCGGCGATGGAGGTTTGAAACTCGCGGGCGCACAGTACGCGCACCTTGCCTTCAAGCCCCTTGATCAAGAGTGCGCGGGCGACCGTCCAGCTCTTCCCCCCGCCGCGTCCGCCGTAGTAGACCTTGTAGCGGGCGGGACGGAAGAGCGGTCGGAAGGGAGGAGGGAATTTAATCTGTCGATTCTTCCTCGTCCGGTTCATCGTCGAACACCACCTGAATGACCGGGATGAGCGGAGCGCCTTCGGCCCCGGTGATCTCGTGGCGGTCCGTCTCTCTCCATCCGGCGCGGGTCTTGAGCCAGAACATGCAGGAACGGGAATCACCGTCGATTGCGAGCTTATAGAGCGTTTTCGCTACCGCGCTGTTCGCCTTGATTGATCCGGTAGCAAGCTCTTCTTTGTAGTGTTTCCGAAGCGTGGGCCTTGTAACCCCTAGATATGTCGCTATATCCTCATGCCTCGTCCCGAACCCGGCCAGCGCCAGCACTTCGGCGCGACTCTTCTCTGTCGGAATATGCGGTTGCTGCGCCAACAATTCCACCCCCCTTCCTGTAGGATTCACTAATGATGCAGGGGACGGCGTGCTTCCATTCGATCTTGTGATGGATTCGCCTGTGATTGTTTCCCATTTCAACGATCTTGACACATGAAGGGGCGTACATCACGGAGTAAAAACTTTTAACAAACGTTCCGAGGTCAAGGTATATATCCGTCAACCCGCCGCTCTGGGCTTGTGTGTCGGCTTGCTCGAGACGAAGCTGGGGTATTGTGACGAATAATTTTCCTCTCAGTCCCTCTGTAACATACATATTCACGTCCTCGTTAATCCTTCCATAAAACTGCACGGGTCGATCTACAGAATACAAAAATGAATTCATAACCTTCCTTGTCAACTTCCCCTTTTGGAATCTTTTATAAACCGCCGCGCCGGGCCCACCTATAAAATCGCCTCCTTGCGAGAACGCCACGGAGTGAGCTCCCGACACTTCAAGAAATTCGATGCATATGTCCAGGATAAAATCAAGGTTTGTCTTTTTACGCTGCGCTGCTATGTATTCACCACTTCCATTTATCGTGAAGTAAAACCGCGAATAATCATCGTCAAGCTGCCAAAAATATTGCAATCCCAACTCCTTCGCTATGACGAAGTTCCAGTTGCGGGCGAACACCACGGAGTTTCTCTTGCCGAAGTTGTCGCCGCTGTCCGTGATGTCGATGGCGCTCTGCTTGTTGAACACGATTACCTGATCTTTGTAAAGCTCCTTGTAAATGGGTATCTCCGGGTCCTCGTCGTCTACCATCAGGTATATCCTGCCAGTGTAACCGTGCTTCCGAAGAGTATTGTATGTTTTGACGTTCCGCGCTCTTCTATTCGTGAGAATGAAAACAGCAAAGTCGCCTTCACGTCGCTCAATCCTCATCCCCGTTCTCCTTAACATAAGCGTCGGCAATGGCCTTTGAAAGATGGATATATCCAAGTTCAATAGCTTTGTTGAAATCCACTATCACAAGCGCGGAGTCTTCCATGATTCGTTGAACGCTCTCATTGGAATGTGCATAGTAGTTCGCTATCTGCTCGAAATTGAAAATCACATGGCGGTATGCAGCTATAATGAGAAAGTTTTTTTCATCGTCCGGCAGATCACTCGCTTCAATCTTTGCTATCATTTCCCTCGTCTTTGAATCGTCGCAAAGGTCGGCAATCCTAGGCTTTTCTCCAATCGGTTCATACGTGGGAGTCTGAACCTTCCTTGTATATGGATCTTCGTGTTCGTCGGAAAGCCTCCCGTCGCCGGCCCCGCCAATATCAAGAACTGCAAGGTCAATATCATCGAATCCAAGGATATTAAGATCAAACCCTGTGCCTTGCAATTCCTCTATCTCAATCGACAGCATCTCGTCGTCCCATCCGGCGTTCAACGCCAGTTTGTTGTCGGCGAGGATGTATGCCCTCCTCTGGGTATCACTCAAGTGGTAATGCAACACGCACGGCACTTCTTTCATCCCGAGTTTTCGTGCGGCTGCAAGCCTTCCATGTCCGGCGAGAACGTTCCCCTTATCATCTATCAAGATCGGATTCATAAACCCGAACTCGCGAATGCTCGCCGCGATCTGTGCTATCTGTTCATCGCTATGCGTACGGGCATTCCTTGCATAGGGTATCAGCTCGGATACCAACCGATTTTCAACCTTCATTTTTTCAACCCCTTTATATTGGAAAACGTGGTATTTTTTGCAAAAAGACGTAAAATAGTTCTTGCGGACTATTGCGCAAAAACAACACATGGATTATTATATACATAGGGTAAATCAAACATATACCAACAAGGAGGAATACGAAATGTACGAAGTTATGGTAACGGTAATTAGCAAAAAAGGAGAACTCAAAACGGTAGTCAAGGGATTCAAGACATACGCGGCCCGCACCAAGTGGATCGAAAAGAAGTGGGACGCGGGGGAGGTGTACGAAGTAAGAGCCTACAGAGACGACCGCTAGGGACAGTCCCGTGAAAGCCGGGACAGGGCAGACTACCGCCCTCTCCGCTCAAGGTTCAAATCCAGAGGAGGTGTAATAAATGAGCAAAGTTTACGAATACGTTACCGAGCGGATACTGAAAGAGTTGGAGAAGGGTGAAGTCCCTTGGAGGAAACCATGGGACGGTCTGCCGCCCATGAACTGGAAGTCGGAGAAGCACTACAGGGGCATCAACCCCTTCCTGCTCCCCGCCGGCGAGTACGTCACCTTCAAACAGGCAAAGGACGCAGGTGGATCCGTCAAGAAGGGGGAAAAAGGGCACATGGTCGTCTTTTACAAGACGCTCGAAGTCAACGACCGGGAGCGTGCCGGTGAAAAGACGAATCTTCCGTACCTGCGGTATTACACAGTCTTTGAAGTTTCCCAATGCGAGGGCCTTGAGCGTAAGCGGGTAAAAAATCCCAACGCCAACCCGATCGCCAGCGCGGTGGAGATTGTCGCGGGATACAAAAACGCTCCGGTGGTTCTTCAAGAAGGCGACCGCGCCAGCTACAGCCCTGCAAAGGATATTGTTAAAATGCCCTATACCGAGACATTCGAAGGCATGGAAGAATACTACAGCACCCTGTTCCATGAACTCGCCCACTCCACCGGGCATGAAAAGCGCCTTGCGAGAAAAGGTATTGTCGAAAGTGCTGGGTTTGGTTCAGATCCCTACGCCACCGAGGAGCTGATCGCCGAAATGACGGCGGCGATGCTCTGCGGAGTCGCCGGCATCGGCAGCACGATAGAGAACAGCGCCGCCTACATCGCAGGTTGGAGAAAGCGCCTCTCCGAAGATCCCCGGCTCATCGTCAAAGCGGCATCAATGGCCCAGAAGGCATCAGACCACATTCTCGGAGTCGTCAACCCCTTGGAGGAAGCGGAATCGTGACAACCTCTATTGCGCTATCGCCCCTCGAATGCAATAATGATTCGGGAGGTGATAGCGTGAAAATCGATGGAGTGGAGTATGTCACCACGATGGAGGCCGTAGCGATCCTCGGGGTGACGCAGCAGAGAGTAAGAAAGATGTTGCAGGACAAGGTTATAAAAGGGCGCAAGGTAGGGCGAGATTGGATGATAGAAAAAAGGGGGATTATAGAACGTAAAAAGAAAAGAGCATAAGGCTCTTTTCTTTTTTTTGTTATAAGAAGTCCGTTGCGGTAACCTCATGCCCTTGCTTCTGTCGCTTGTACGCCCAATCGCGGCTCATCGTCATAATCGGGTAATCGTCGTCCGTCATGAGTATTTCTCCGTTACACATAGGCCATGTGTTTCTGCGATTGATAATCGCAAACTTAACGCGGTTCATATCGTCCCTGAATTTCACTAATGCAAACTTGCCGTATCCTGCCGTAGAATCTCCACGCATAAAAATCCCTCCCGTATTTAGCGCACAAAAAAAGCCGCCTCAATAAAGAGACGGCTTTCGTGCAACCGGTTGCATAATATAAGGATAACAGGGATTATGATCTTTTGGTGTCATTAGTGTGGCAAGAGTGTGGCAAGAGTGTGGCAAGCTATTCCATATTCAGGAATCTTGCACCCTTCGCAACGAGTCGATGCCGTATTCTATTGCACGTGCTCCTTTCGATACACATCTCGCCCTCGATCTGAAACCACGTCATTTTCTTTATGTACCGGCATTGGAACAGGAGGAGCATGTCAGGCTCGCACTCTTTGAGGTATTCAAGCAGCTTGGCTATAGGGATTGTTCGCAGGCGGGTTCGTGCTATTTCTTCTTCGAGGAATTCCAGCTTCTCAAACCAGATAGATACCGGGTCTGAATACGATCCTCCAGTGTCAACTCTTTCCGAAAGATCGGAAGATGATTTGAACGCCGGAAGCGTTGCCTTTCTGTCTTCGAGGGATTCAAGATACTTGCAATCCTCCGTGTACCGATGGAATGCGCGCTCTACTCCGGGAAAGTCGCAACTCGACAGTTAAAACACCTCCGAAGGCTTTGTATTTTGTATTCATAATACATTATACCATAAGTC